ATGATTATTAGTGGAGATGGTAATAATGTTGTTTCTGGACCACATTATGGGGACGATCAAAATGCAATTTTCAGTAGTATATTTAATGAAATGTAAAAAATAACCCCATAAAGGTGGGTTTTTTGTTAATTGACTCTTTGTAAAAAATAGTTTATAATTGATGTATGATAAAAACTATTGTACATTTTTCTGACTTACATATCAGATTGTTTAAAGACCATGATTTATATAAATCAATTTTAGAAGAAGCAATTAATCAATGGAGAGAACTTGAACCTGATAGAATTGTGTTTACAGGAGATTTGGTTCACTCAAAAAATCAGATGACACCAGAGTTAATTGAAATGGTCTCTTGGATTCTAAAAGAATGTTCTTATGTTGCACCAACTATTATCATACCAGGTAATCACGACTTCCTTGTGAATAACACAGAAAGGTTGGACGCACTCTCACCAATTATTAATTCATTAAATAACAAAAAAATCTTCTATTACAAAGACAGAGGTGTTTATGAAGATGAGAATGTTAGTTGGTGTGTATATTCGCAATACCAAGCAAATATTCCACCTGATTTGAATGATGCGACAGGAATCAAAATTGGTTTATTTCACGGACCGATTTCAGGACTTAAAACAGATTTGGGATTTGAGTTTGGTGAAGAAGCGTATGATGTTGAAAAATTTGACGGACTTGATGTTGTTTTATGTGGTGACATTCACAAACGAGCAGAGTTCAAGTTTAGTACTGGTAAAGGTTATATGATTGGTTCTACAATTCAAAACAACATTGGAGAAAGTGTTGGAAGACACGGGTATGGGGTATATAATGTTGAAACAAAGGAATATACTTACACGGATTTATTTAACCCAAAACCATTCTTAAAGTTTTCCATAAAGTCATTTGAAGATATTGAAAATGGGATTGAAAAGTTGGTTAATGTATGATTAAGTATGAGGTTATTAATGGAGACTATAGAGATTATGAAATTCCAAAAGGGATTGTCATAACTGATCCCCCATATAATCAAGGTTATAAGTATAATGATTATAAGGATAGGTTGTCAGAAGAGGAATATATCAAACTTCTTTCTGAAATACCAACACCTTGTGTGATTATTCACTACCCTGAAGAAACAATCAACATTTTACCCAAAGCGATTAAAGACAAGTGCGAACAAGTTGTTTGTTGGGTGTATAATTCAAATACAGGAAAACAATCAAGGTTGGTTTCTTGGTGGGGATGTAAACCTGACTTCAGAAAAGTAAGACAACCTTATAAGAACCTTAATGACAAACGAATACAAAAAAGAATTTCAGAAGGTAAGACAGGGGCAAAACTTTATGATTGGTGGGAGATAAATCAAGTCAAAAATGTTAGTAAAGAAAAGACAGAACATCCTTGTCAAATACCTGAAGAACTTATTGAAAAGATAATTCTTACGACCGCAAACAAAGAAGATTTAATTATTGATGTCTTTGCCGGAAGTGGAACAACATTAAAAGTTGCCAATCGTCTTGGATATGAAAGTATTGGTTATGAGATTGATTCCCACTATTGTGAAATCATAAAAAACCGAATGGAATCCAATGGAGTTAAAGTTAAGTAAACAAATCATAGATGGGGTTAATCTGTATTGTTCAAAAAACAACATTGACAACGTAGAAGATTTTGTTTATCAATGTTTCAAACAAGGGTATGATATTAAAAAATATGGTTTCTTGGGAGAACCACTTAATGAAGGTGAAAAACAGTTAAAAACAAGCGGGATTGAAGAAAAATGGGTGGAAAAAGAGGTAATAGTTGAAAAACTAGTGGAAATACCTGTTGAAGTCATTAAAGAGGTTATAGTTGAGAAAGAAATAATTAAGGAAGTTGAAAAAATTATTGAAGTTCCTGTTGAAAAAGTTGTCACAAAAATAGAATATATAAGTGACAAAACAACAGAAGATGAACTTGGAGGAATAATCACCAATTTGAAAAATGAAATGTCTAAGAAGAATGAAGAATTAGACGAACTTAGACGTAATTTAGACATTATTTTAGACAAACCACCAGTTGAGATTATAAAAGAAGTAGAAGTAATTAGAGAGGTTGAGAATAGTGAAAAGTTAAAATTAATGGGGGAGACTTTACAAAAACTAAGAAAAGAACTATCAGATAAGAACAAAAAGATAGAGGAGTTAGAAAAAATAAACCAAAGACCTAAAGATGCGGTAAACGCAATTTTTATGAAGGGGTCTAATTTAAAAGATTTATTATGATGCAATTATTAATTTGGGTGATGGTCGCCTACGGAATGACAAACATTTTAGTTTATGGATCCATTTTTAATGGTTTAAGAAATGGGATACACAATTGGGGAAACTCAGAAACACTACCATTTAATTATCTTGGTAAGTTTTTATCAAGTTTAATACAGTGTGTGTTATGTACAAGCACTTGGGTTGGGTTTTTCCTCTCAATAGCTTATTTTTCACCAAATTTAAATTTGGTTGGAATTAATGAATTTATTTCAGTATTTTTTGATGGAATGTTATCTGCAGGATTTGTTTGGATGATAAATTCTATTGTGGAATGGTTTGAAGAAAATAGATTATCAAATCAAAAACAAGAGGTTATCTATAATATAACAAATGAAGATGAGGAACAAGTTTTAAATGATTAAAAAATAAAAAATGGGAAAAAGAGAAAAAGAACACAGAAAAAAAGTTGCAAAAAGAAACGCTAAAGTTAATCAACAAAAAAGTGCAATACAAAGAAAATTTGATGAATTACTAAAAGCACAAACACAAAAACTTACTGGTAATGAAGAAATGAATGTTGATTTAGATGGTAAGTCTTTGAACTTTGAAGTTGTTGATAAAATAACTGATGAGGATGAAGTAAAAGGAGAAAACCAGTAAGAATCAAACATGGATTTATTCAATCCGCCAAAATTATTTAATTACAATATTATGATAAAAGATTTGGACTTTTCTAAATTTGAAAATCCCTCCATTCAAGTTGTTTGGGAAGACATACAAGAACACTTTACACAAGATAAAATCAAAAGTGTTAAACACTACTTCCAAAAGAAGTATAACACAACCAATGTTAATGTATTAACAAAAGTTAAGAATGTTGATAATGAAACTATGCAAAGTGTTGATGTGTCAACAAACATTACTGATGTTAACTATCAACTTGACTTACTTAAAAAGTTCGTTGAATCAAAAGGGTATGGTAAAAATTTGGATGAAATTCTATCTCTTAATCAGATTGTAGAAAACAAGATGAAGGAAGGAGATTCTGATACATCACAGTTTAATAAGTGGTATATCAGAAACATTGAGTTCTCAAACTTTCTTTCCTATGGACAAAATCAAAGATTGGATTTTGACAAATGTAATGGACTTGTGGTTGTTGAATCAAACCCACCTAACTTTGGTGGTAAGACGGTTCTTACTGTGGATTTGTTAATGTTCCTATTCTTTAATGAAACAACCAAAACATCAAAAGCCGAAGAAATATTTAATCGATTTACCGATAAAAACTCGGTAGTTGTCAAAGGTGAAATAACAATTGATGGTGAAGATTATATTATCATAAGAAATATCGAAAGAAAGAAGTCCAAGAAAGGTGAATGGAATGTAAAAACCGAGTTGGACTTCTTTAAGAAACTTCACGATGGTAGTTTACTAAACTTTACTGGTGAACAAAGAAGAGAAACTGAAACATTCATTAAAAACTCAATTGGAACAAAAGAGGATTTCTTAATTACAATCCTCACAACCGCGACAAACTTAGAAGAGTTACTTGAGTCAAAACCTACTGCGAGAGGACAAGTACTTTCAAGGTTTATGGGATTGGAGTTTCTAAAAAAGAAAGAGGAGGTAGCAAAAGAAATTTATTCAACATTTAGTAAATCTAAAATTTCCAACCTTTATAATTCAGAACAACTCAAAACTGATATTGAAACATATCAAAACACAATCACTGAACTCAAAGATGAAATCAAATCATTAGAGGATGACGTGAAAGAAATTGAAGATGGTATTACAAAAGGTAAAAACTATCGTGATGATATGTTGAAGAAAAAACATTCTGACATTGATAAAGACATCACCTTGTTGAACCCTGAAAAGACACAACAAGAAATTGACACAATTGAGTTTGATAAGGAGTCCTACATCAAAAAACTTTCTGATTTACAAGTTGTTGAACCTGAAAACTATTACCACGAAGATGAACATGACAAGGTAAAAGAAGAATACAACAAGGTTAACACTGAAAAAATAAAACTTGAAACAGAAATATCTGCAATTGAAAAATTAAAGAGTTCCGTTAAAGGCGGAATAAAGTGTGAACACTGCGGTATTGAACTTATGAATGCAGCAATTACACAACAAAAAATTGCCGAACTTGACGGGTTAATCCAACACAAAGATGAAAAAGTGGGGTTAATGACGGATTTATCCGTCAAAGAACAATCTTTTGTAAAACTTAAAAAAGATTTTGATGAGTATGAAAAAAACAAACTTATCAAAGAAAAATATGACTTGAGTATTGAAAGTTGTGATTTGAAAATAAGTTCTTTAAAAGACAAACTTAAAAGATGGGAAGAAGTCCAAGATAAGATTCAAACAAACGACAAAATTGATTCCTTACTTATCAAAGCCGACTTGAAGTTGGAAAGTTATGAACAACTATTAAAGGAAAAACAAAATAAGATATCAACGAACAACTTCAGTATCAAAACAAACGAGGACAAGATTACAAACAACACGTCTCTTATTGAAAAGATTTCGGAAGAAGAAGGTAAAGACAAGATTTATAAAATGTATTTGGAGTCGTATGGTAAGAATGGTGTTGGAAAAATGATTATGAAAAGTATGATGCCACTTATCAATTCAGAACTTCAGAGATTAATGGAAGATAGTTGTTATTTCAAACTTGAAATCAGAATCAACGATAAGAATGAGGTTGAGTTTGTTATGATTGATAATGGAACTGGTGTTGAGAAACTAATGGTGTCAGGTTCAGGTTATGAAAAGACAATCGCATCACTTGCTCTTCGTTCAGTATTAAGTAAGGTATGCTCACTACCAAAACCAAATGTGGTTGTTTTTGATGAGGTGTTCGGAAAAATATCCAACGATAATTTGGAACTTGTATCAGAATTCTTTATTAAGATTAAAGAATATTTTGAAAAGATATTTGTAATCACACATAATCCGATGGTAAGTCAGTGGGCTGACACAATCATTAAGATAAATAAGGAAAATAATATTTCAAAAGTTTTGGTGGATTAAGGAAATGTCAGTATATTTGTAATATCAAAATCAAAAATATGAAATATCTATTGTTTGTTTACAAATGTGAAGACACAGAAATGGAGGGTCAATCACTTAATAACTTAATTGCTGAAGAAATATCTAAAATTACAACATCAGACCAAGTAAAATATGTGTATGGGGAAAATCACGGTATTTTTCATTTTGAGACATCACTTAGTTTTGATGAGTTAGATATTTATTTGAGATTAGTAGTTGAGGATTCAGACCAATTTATGTATGTAATCACACCATCCATAGGGTCTATCATGTCCAATATGATTGAAGGTCATTTAGAGTATCTAAAAAATGTAGAGAAAACAAAAAATGAGAAAAACCTTTTCTATGAAGAATTAGATGACGAAATAATTGATGATGAAATTAATTTTGTTGTAAATTTTAAAGAAAATAATCAGTGTGATTTGACTATTGACGAAATTTTAGATAAAATTAGTGATTGTGGTATAGAGTCACTTAGTAAATCAGAAAAAACAAAACTAGAAATTTATTCAAAATCTATATAATATGAAGGACAGAAACATCGGAGCACCAATTAATCAGGAAGAGATTCAACACTATCTTAAAGATATTCGTAAGATTAAAGTAATGACACCTGAAAGGGAAAAAGAATTGGCAAAGAAGATGAAGACTGATACTTTGTCTAAATCTGAAAGAGAAACAATTGAAAAAGAACTGTTAGTTGGTAATCTTCGTTTTGTAATTACGGTTGCAAAACAATATCAAAATCAAGGGCTAGACTTATCTGATTTAATTGCTGAAGGAAATTTAGGTCTTATGAAGGCAATTAAAAACTTTGATTGGAATAAAGACTTAAGATTTATCTCATATGCTGTGTGGTGGGTTAAACAATCAATAATCCAATCTTTAAATGATAACGCAAGAACCATCAGACTACCAGTAAATGTTGTTCAAGATTTACAAAGAGCAAAAAAAGAAGTTGAGCAGACTGGTAAAAAAATGAGTGATAAGTTATCAACATTACCATCAATAATTGATTTAGACATGAAAATTAATGAAGATGGTGACACATTAATTGATATGATATCAAATCCTGACGCAGACTTACCAGATTCTGTATTTAATACTAAAGACATTCTTAAAGATAAGTTAGTGTCATTATTGAATGTCTTAGATGAAAGAGAAAAATCAATCATAGGTGATTATTTTGGTCTAACTGGAACACCAAGAACTTTAGAAGACATTGGTAGTGATTTCGGATTAACAAAAGAAAGAGTTAGACAAATCAAAGAAAAGGCTCTTAGGAGACTTAGAAATGACTCTTCAGAATTATTTGATTATTTATAGTTTTTGGGTCGAACCGAGATAACCCCTTATAACTCGGCGGAATGAGACACGAGGATCTCAGGGTGAAATACCTCAATTGTATCTACATGGTGCAATGAAACAATTTACCCCACTATTTATATATGGTGGGGTTTTTCATTTTATTAATGTCAGAATACTGTGATTTAAAAATGTTATTTACCCCTCAACCTAAAACCAATCACTTTTTTCTTTTTAATTACGTTTTTCTTTTTAATTACTTTTTTTTCTATAAAATACTGACTTGCGTGTAGTATATCAATGTTAAAAATAACTAAACGATTTATTTTATTTTCAATTAATATTTCTTTATCATCGACAAAAAATATAGTACCACCATTCTCAACATCATTTAGATAAATAAACATTTTATATTTTTCATCAAATAATTTTTTATCCTTATGTTTATTTAAAGGTTTTGAGTTGTTTGTTTTTGTTATCTTATTATATAAACCAACCCACTCAGGATTAATATCTTGAATCTTTTTACTATTTTTTTCCCAAAAATACGAAACAAACTCCTCATCCACCTCAATATCCTGACCACTAAAAGACTCAATATAATCTTGACAAGTTTTCAAAACCTCGTCAGATAAAAAATCGTCAAAATATAAAATATCCATATTATTAAATATTAATGTTATTTTTCTTTGTTTTGTTTTTTTGATATTTATTGTTTATAATTTGATATTATGAAAGAAAAATTTTTACCTTGGTTTTTATTGTTTTGTGCTGTTGGGTTATCCGGTACTGCCGCCTATTACAGTGTTGTTGGTTTATCTATTGTTTTTGTTGGAGTTGCAATACCAGTGATTATTATGGGTTCATTCTTAGAGATATCTAAGATTGCAATAGCAACATATCTTCATGACAAATGGAGAGAAACATATGGAGCGTTAAAAATATATATGACAATTGCCCTTGTTACATTATCTTTAATTACATCTCTTGGTATATACGGACTTTTAAGTACAGGATTTCAAGGAAACATTGCAAAACTTGAAATTAATGAAAAGAAAATCAAAAATATCGAGGTTAAAAAAGATAGATTTGTTCAAATAAAAGACGAACTAACAAAAGAAAAAACCATTTTGGATGGTGATATTACAAAATTGCGTGATGGTTTATCTAATAACACTACCACACAATCTGTTGACAGAAAAACAGGGCAGGTTATAACTAAAGCAAATAATGCAAATCGAAAATCATTTGAAAATCAATTGAAGGAAGCGCAAGTAAGGAGGGATGATATATCAAAAAGAATTGATAGTATGAATGATAGTATCACAACTCTTGAAGTACAAGTACTTGATTTGGAATCTGTTGAGATATCAGGTAGTGAACTCGGAGCAATTAAATATGTTAGTGAATTGTTGGATTGGGATATTAAAAAAACGGCAAACTTTTTCATTTTAATTTTGATTTTTGTTTTCGATCCTTTAGCAATTACTCTTGTTATAGCAACTAATCAAGCGTTCTCCTCAAAAAGGAAAAGTGTTATTGAACCAGAAATTGAAGAAACAGAAATTATTTTTGATGTAGAAAAAATCGAACATATTGAAAGTGATAAACCTAAAAAAAGAGGTAGAAAGAAGAAGACAGAAACCCCCCAAGTTACCCCCAAAGTAGAAGATAATGTGGATTTAAAGGAAATTGATTCCCCAAAAACACATTTACAAAAAGAAGCCGATAGAGTTTGGGATAAAGTTAAACAATTAAAAGAAGAGGGTATATTTACAGAATCAACCGAAGAAGAAATTATGGATGAACCAAGTGCGTTAGCATTTACACCGTATTACGAAGAAGAAGATATCATAGATGATGAAATTGAAGTAACCGACCAATTTGAAAATGAAACAACAGAACAAATAATTTCTGATAATAAAAAAAGATTGGTTTATAGGAAAGAATGATAAATATTATAAATTTTGGGGAGTTTGAATCGGATTTTATTAGTTCTGATAAAAAACAAATTGTTTTAATTCATAGTGGAAGAAACTCAGATGAATATTTAACATCATTGAAATATAGACACAACGGAAAATACAACAAAATACCAAATTATTTTATATCAAGGAATGGTAAAGTATTAAAATTGTTGGACGATAAAAAGTACTCCAATTTTTTTGTGAAAAAACACCTAAACCAAAACTCAATAATAGTTTGTTTGGAAAATTTGGGTTGGTTAGAAAGATTATCTTTTAATAAAGGATACAATAACTGGTTAGGTTATATTTATAATAGTAATGTATTTGAAAAGAAATGGAGGGATAGATTTTTTTGGCAACCTTACACAAAAGAACAGATTATACTAACGTCTAAATTATGTGTAAAACTGTGTAAAGAAAACTCCATCAATTTGAATATGTTGGGACATAATACTAAGATAAATGGGGTAGAAAAGTTTGAAGGTATTGTGACTAAAAGTAATTACACAAGTGAAGTTACAGATTTAAGTCCGGCTTTTGATTTTGAACTATTTGAAAAATATTTGAAAGATGAATAGACAAGAAGAAATAAAAAATTTACTTACTGCATCAAGAAACTTATTAAAAAAAGAATCAATCACAGAGAACCATAAAATTTTGGATAAATATTATGGTATCTTAACTGAAGAGGATGAGGAAAAAGATATGTCTACAGATGTAAAAACAACTGGAGAAACACCATCAGATAGAAAATTTGAAAAAACAAAAACATATAGAATATCAGGTGGATTAATGAGTATTAGTTCTAAAGATAAGAACGGTTTACAGCTTACTACAGATGACAAAACCGCGTTCCAAGAAACTATGGATGAATTTGTTGATGAAGTTTCAGATTTAGTCGATTTCAACAAACTAAATCTACTGGAAAATAATGTTGAATGGTCAGGAAAAATACAAAACTTAGACATTGAATTTTTCTTTTCAATAGGTGAAACAAATGGAATCTATATTAATGGAGACATGATTCAAATTAACGATGAATTTAATGAGTTCATTACTAAGTTGAGAACCTATTATGAGAAATTCAAAGCTAAATGGGCGAAAGTGATTGCTAACAGAAAAAAAACTAAATAACATGATTAATTTTTTAAAAAAATATTATAGAGAAATTATACAAATATTGTTACTGATAATAGCTTGTTTTCTTTTATATGATAGATTTACTCCTGTGGAAGATAGAAGTAAGTTGGTAGATTATAAGTTAAATCAAATTGATATTAAAATCGGGGAACTGAAAGAAAAACAAAAAACCCTTAACGATTCTATAATATCATACCAAAAAAGTATTGAATTGATTGATACAAAACTTTCGGATTTAAAAGTCGAAAGAAAAACTATAAATAATTACTACGACGAAAAAAAGACAACCATAACTCAAATGGATAAAAAACAAGTGGACAGCACTTTTAGAAAAAGATACAATTATTAATATGAAAAAGATTCTTATTTTATTTTTTATAATCACCTCAACATTTTCTTTTGGACAAGAAAGTTGTCAAAAAGAAGACTCAACAATCATGTGTTTTCCTGTTGAAATTGGAAAACAAATTTTATTAGATTTAAATGAATTTGATAGATTGAAAGAAGAAAAAAAATTATATAACGCAGAAATAGAATTGTTAAATACAAAAATTAACAAACAAGATACAATCATAAAATTACAAAATGAAAAATTTAATGTTTGTGAAGAAATTGTTAAAGAAACAGAAAACAAAGTTACAATTTTAAAAGATGAAAATGGAGAATTACGTAAAGATATTAAAAAAATAAGAAGGAAAAATACTATCATAGAAATTGTTTCAGGATCGATTATTGCGGTATTAACAGGTGTAATTGCTTTTAAATAAAGTGGGAGAAGATTGGAAATCACATATATCAAAATCTTTTAATGATGCGGTAAGAGACTACAGGGGATGGGACGGAAAAAACGAAGACCCAACAGAACTTATCAACCAAAAGGTGGACTTGTTATCCAGCATTAAAACTGAGAGTCAAAGTTTAGATGAGGAAACAGTAGATTATTTAGATTACTTAAAAAACAAAAAAGATATTATAAAAATTTCTGAATTAATAAAGAATAAGAAAATATCAAATAATAAAATTAAAACGGAAATAAAAAAATATCTTAAAGACCCAGAGGATTTAAAAAAATTCCTTAATTCCATTTTAGAAAAAAGATTCTCAAAAAAAGAGACAAAAGAAACAACTGGCGCAGTATCTGCCGGAGGATATGAAGCACCTTTATTCTCTAATGAAACAAAAAAAATAGAAGCGACAGAAGCAACATCAACCGCATCATCAGGACAATATACCACAAATAAAGTTTGGGCTAAATCTTTAAGTAAAAAGGATTGGAGAGGTAAATCAAGAACACAAATACCAGGAGGAAAATTCGTTCAGGTTAAAAAAAAATGTAAACGTTTTCCATATTGTAATCAAGGGGATATCAAAGCTCTTAATATTTTTGAAAATGAAACGTTAAAAAATACAATCAAGAATATTAGTGATAGATATGGTATTCACGAAGATATAATCAAAGATATTATCATTACAGAAATGAACAAATCAAGTTAATGAAATATTTATTTAATAAAAACCAAAATGAGAAATTTAAATAGAGTTCTAAGAAATATTTTATTGGAAAAAAAAGGTGAGTCAAGTTTATATAAAGGAAACTCATTTGATTATGTGGAGGAAAATGAAATGTTTTCTTCTGAACCTATGTATGAAATTATGTTAGATGAAGGTGAAACCTGTGAACAATGTGGTAATGTATTAAAAGAAGGTGAAACTTGTGAACAATGTAGTATGAAAGAATCTGAAATTTATGAGAAATTGTATGGTAAACAACACAGATTGGACAAAAATAAAAACGGAAAATTAGATTCAGAGGATTTTAGAATGTTAAGAAGAAAACGTGAAGTAAAAGAAAAACTTTATGGTAAACAATATAAAATAGACAAAAATAAAAATAATAAAATTGACGCTCAAGATTTTAAAATGTTAAGAAAAGAAGGTGAAACAACATATGAAATGGTTATTGATGATTCTGATTTTGACACAATAATATACGAAATTTATCACGAAGAATTAGGTACAAATTTAGTACTTTCTGAAGAACAAGTTGTTAATTTAATAGAAAGATTAACCGAAGAAAAATTGAAAAAAACAAGAGGATACGAAGAGTATGAAAAATCACACAGGAGGTCTGGAAAAGAAAATGATGACTATTTTAAAGACGTTACCAAAAAAATGAAAGACTACATGAAAGATGGTTCTGAAGAATCTTTTACTATGGATGCTAAACATTTCCCAATGGGTAACGGTGAATTGAAAAAGATGGATAAAATGGCTTATGTACCATCTGATGCGGTTCAAGAGTATATTGACAATTTTACCGCGGCCGCATTAGAAAACTTAGACTTTAATGATGGGATAACACCAAATGAAAAATGGATGGATGATAACATTGAAGGGTCTTCAAGAACCGGGAATAACCCTAAATGGGCAAACGCAGTTGAAACACCAACAAACAAAAAGAGAAACAAAATAAGAAAAGATAACTTACTTGGTAAATTAAAAAGAAAAGCCTATAATAAATCAGCACAACCTGTTGTTAGTGATAAAACAGGTAATGAAACTGATAAAGCGAGTAAAATTATGATGAAACTTGAATCAACCAAAACTAAAAATTTGAACGAGGAATTTGATAGGATTAAAGGTTTGATGGGTTATCAAGAAAAAACTCAATAATTTACATTAATTTTTCATAACTTATAATTATCCATAGATGTTGTCTATGGATAATTTTATTAATTACGTTACTAAACCTGTGAATAAAGAGGATATCGATATTTGGTTTAGAATAAATAATATAATACCTGAAAAGTTAGAATTATATTATGATTTCTCATTTTCCCTTTTTGATTTAATAAGAAAGACTTTTTTGGGTGACGAAGATTCGTCAGATACAAAAGTTGTGATGTCAGAAGAAGACTTAACAAACCACTTCAATTGGTGTTGGAAAAAAACAATTGATAATTTCGAGAAAGAAAAAATCTTTTTCAATAAAGAAGGAGACCATTACGTCTACTTTAGCACCTTTTTTATGGACATATATTATTCCCAAAACGATAAAAAAATAAAAAATTCAATAGGGGATTTTTTTAACGATATTTTTAATATTGAAAAGACGTTTACTAAGTCTGATTTAGACTTAATGTTGGGTATATATAAAGCCTTAGATGATAATTTATACATTTAATGTTTACTACAAACATCTTGTTGGTATTATTTTGACAAATAAACATTTCATAAAAACTAAAATGGAGACATTAGAAAAAATTAAAGTTTTGACAGAACAATTAAGTGTTGACACAACAAAATTTTATGCTGGAAACAAAAGTGCAGGTACTAGAGCTAGAAAATCAGCACAAGAATTGAAATCTTTACTACAACAGTTGAGAGGTGAAGTATTAGAATCTAAAAAGGCATAATATGAGTAGTTTAGGGACAATATTTTTATTTGTTTTTATATTTTCAATACTGTCCGTAACAAGAGTTGTACTTAGATTTATATTTTCCCTACTACAAACTAATCCAAAACCGATGATGTTTGGTGGTAGGGAACTTATTTTTTATGGGTGTTTGATTTCTTACATAATAACATATATAATACAAAATTAAAATGAGTTTATTTAGTGAATTTAATATATTATTCCCTTACCTACAATCAGTAAGAAAATTAAAGAATTATCTTACTTTCGATGTTGAGTTTCCCAGTACATGGAAACTACCAAAAAAATATGTGGATGAAAAAAGTGTAATGGAAAACGAAACAACAAACACAAATTCAAGGTCATTCACATTCGTTAGTGAATTTAAAGAATTAAATGTTGAAAAACAAATATCGAACATTAAAAATATAATTTCTTACAACAAAGAAAGAGAGGCAAAAGATAAGCTCTTCCAACAAAAGATTAATGAATTGAAAAACATATTTGAAAAACAAAAGTTAGATGAATTACAAAATCTTAAATTTGATTTGTTAACAGATAAAATAGATTTAGAAGACAATGAAGAAGAGACAAACAAAGTTGGAAACCCAGATTAATTGGTTGAAAAGTGAAATAAAAAAAGATTCTTTAGAAATTGATTTAGAAAAAGAAGAATTTATCAATTCGATTAAAAAGTTTAAAAAACAAGATATTTTACCAAAACCAAAAAAACTAACATTATGGCAAAAAATGAAAAAAATATTGATGATATCTTAAATAAACTTATGTTGTTAACGGAAGGAGCTCAAGAATTATTTCCAAACGGGAAAAATATAATTTTGTTTGAATTAAATGAGGAAGATTTTCAAACAGTACAAGGAAATTTCAGAGAAATAGATAGAGGTAGGATGAAATTTAAAATAGATATTTCAGGTTCAGAAGTTGTTTTTATAAATGAAAAGATATATACAATGGAAAAAGAACAAACAACTGAGACAGTTGAAGAACCTAAAATAGGTTTTTTTAAAAAGTTATTTTCTAAAATAAGTCGTAGAAGTTCTATAAAGAAATGATTTATTTACACCTTGTTCTTCTAACAAATCATATAAATATTTTTTTTGTTGTTTAGAGACATCTTTAACTATTAAACAATCAATTCTATTATTATCTATTAAAAACTCTTCTAAAGACTCAATAAAACGTTCTGAGTCTTCAGAACTTTTACAAGAAAATATCTCAAAGACATCGTCGTTTTGAACCACTAATTTATTATTAATTTTAGATATAAGTTTTAAACCAGTTTTTGGTAAAAATCTTTTCACAAAAAAATCAAAACTTATTTTATTTTTTGTTTTGTAATGAAATACCGTTTCTTCTTTTTTGTAATAAGATATATCTATTATTTTATAATCTGAATCATCTAAATTAATCTCAACTTGTCTACCCAATTCATCTTTAACAAATAACGGTTGGAAATCTAATGAGTTCCTTTCAAGTAAGGCCAATTCATAAACACATTCTTTTCCATTCTCAACCTTAACCTCAAAATTTATCAATAAACTATCTTTTTTAAGTTTATCAAAATAAGTTTTGGCTTTATCTGATTTTACAAATTTGTTTATAATCTTTTTTCTTTTTTTATTTTTGAAAAGAACGATTAGATAATTCATAAATTTTTTATTATACTACCAATAATAAATAAAATGAAGATTAAATGAATACTGAAGATTATTATAGTGTTTTAGGTGTTACAGAAGAAGCAACACAAGATGAAATTAAAAAAGCATATAGAAAATTAGCAAAAGAAAATCATCCAGATGCTGGTGGAGATGAGGATACCTTTAAACAAATATCGGTAGCTTATGACACCATAGGAGATGAAGGTAAACGCAGACAATATGATTTGCAAAGAAAAAACCCTTTTGGTGATTCGAGGTTTTCTAATTTCAACGATATGTTTGAAATGTTCGGTAATCAATTTAGAAGACAATCTAAACCATCTAAAGTAATCAAAATAGATGTTGGAATTGTTGATTCATATTTGAATAAAAAAATACCTTTGAATTATAGAAGACATGAAAAATGTGAACCATGTAACGGAACAGGAGGAAAAAAAGTTGTATGCCCAACTTGTAAGGGACATGGGCAAATAATACAACAAATAGGTAGTGGGATGTTCGTTCAAGCGGTTGCGATGACTTGTAACACTTGTGGTGGAACTGGTCAACAAATTGTTGACCCATGTCATGTTTGCGGAGGAGCATCCTCAAAAGAAGAGTTTAAAGAATTGGAAATAAGAGTTCCACACGGTATTGAAGATGGTCAATTATTAAGGATACAAGGAATGGGAGACTACCTTAATGGGGAATATGGTGATTTATCTGTAAAAATAGATTTAAAATCTCAAAATGGTTTTGGTAAAATGGGTGAACATTTATTATATCACAAATTTTTTACACTGGATGATTTAAAAAAGGAAAGTTTTGTAATACCTCACCCTGATGGTGATTTGTCAATAAATTTCCCTAAAAATATGGATACATCAAAACCATTAAGAGTTAAAGGTAAAGGGTTTAGATATACTGGAACTGTAGGTGATTTATTAATAAATCAATTTTTAAAATATGATAGGAATTAAAAAATGTCCTGTACCAATCTAACAACACCATATATTGCCAAAAAAAACATAATTGTTCCTAAAACCACTAAAAATGTTTGAAGTTTTTCTTGTCCTTTATTACATTTTCTACATCCTGTAACTTGTGTTGCTTGTTTTTTTTCTTCCATAGTTAAAATAATTTAATTGTAATAAATAATAATATCACCTTTGATTATTTTAGTAAATACATTAAGATTGATACCTTCTTTTATTATTGTGTCACCATTTTTAGTTATGATTATTTTTTTATCATTTTTTTTAGTCGGTAAATTTTTTGGGTGACTAATAGATGTATTAATAATTAAAAATAAATCACCATTTGAGGATGTTGTAACCCAAAAATGATAATCAATACCTATCATATGATCCTTAACCAATATTGAATGGTCTTTATCTTTTACTTTACTTGGAGAACTAAGTATGTCCATAGATACTTCAACGATAACATCTAAAATATCAACCATTGATTCTTTTATATCCTCAATTGATTGTCTACCATATTTTGATGAATTTTGAGCTAAATTTGAATGGTCGTTATAGAATATGCTAACATTTTGACCATCAATTTCGTACCTGTCAATTAGTTGTTTAGCCTCGGTTATTAACGACTTTATTAAAGATAGTAACTTCATATTACTATAAATATAAAACCCCTCCATTATCGGAAGGGTTTTTAGATTATTTCATTTATTCAATTGAGGGTATCAACCCGTGTTGACACACCCAACACTTGGCGTTCAGATTGTTAATTAGGAGTACTGACATCCTATGTTGACACACCCAACATCAGGCGTTCAGATTGTTAATTAGGAGTACTGACATCCTTGTTTTCAATAGTGTTACCTACATCGACAATACAAAGATAGTGAAGTTTTTGGTTCTGCCAAAACTTTTGTAATCTTTTTTTAAAAAAAAATATTCATTGACTGATTATCATAAATATCTTATATTTCATCTATGTTAAGTTATATCGGAGGTAAGAGTAAAATTGGAAAGTGGATAGTCCCTTTCTATGATAATAATATGGAAACATATGTTGAAACATTTGGAGGGATGTTTTGGTGTTTTTTTAACATGGACTTAAAACAGTTCCCAAACCTAAAGAAAGTTGTTTATAACGACTTTAATCCACTCAATTACAATCTTTTTAAATGTATTCAGAATCCAACTGAATTATTGAGTGCAATTAACACAATTGATTGTCAGAAATTTGGTGTAGAAGTAACTCCACCAATTTATAAAGAACAGTTTATCAGGTTTCAGACTGAAATTTTTAGTGAAGGTTTCAGCGTAGAACCTGGTAATTATGAAGTTGCCGCTAAATACGCTTATGTTCTTACACAGGTTTTTAGTGGTTCTAAACCTGAAACAAGTTCATTTATTGACTTGAAAGGTAATTACAAATCAAAATATCTTACATTTAGAGATAAATTGGCTAAACCTGATTGGGTAGAACATTTCTTGAAAATTACGGATGTTGAAAATATGGATTTTGAGGATGTCATTAAAAAGTATGATTCACCAACAACATATTTTTATGTCGATCCACCGTATTGGAAAACGGAAAATTACTATTCAAATCACGATTTTGATAGACAAGACCATGAAAGACTTGCGAATGTATTACACAATGTAAAAGGAAAATTTAGTCTATCGTATTATGATTTTGAGTTACTTCACGAATGGTTTCCTGAAGATAAATACAGATGGGAAAGAAAACAATTTGCCAAAGCCGCAGCAGCAAAAAAAGGGACAAAACAGAATATGGGGGAAGAACTTTTGTTAATGAATTACTGATTCATAAGTTTTTAATCTCAGGTGATATTTATTTATAAAAATACAGAAATGGAGTTAGTAAATATTCTATCTAAAATAGTAAAAGAAACAAAACAGAAAAGAGGTTACATCTTATTGGAATACCCAGAATCTACGGTTAAAAAATTGATAGGTAAATTCTCAGGGGATACTGAAGACTCAGCGGAAGAGATAACACAAATTATACAAGATTTTGAAAAATTCAAAGATACATTACCAGGTAATGAAAGGGATATTTTCACTTATGATTATGAAAAATTGAAAAGTTTTGTAACAACAAAATTAGACGCTCAGAAGGCAAAGAAAACTTTCAATGAAGTATATCAAAACTTTATTAAGAAAAACAAAGGTTCTGATAAAAATTTAGTTAAATTGAATTTAAAGAAATTTTTTGAATTGAAGGCTTTGGATAAAAGAAGATATGAAAAGGATGTTTTGTCCATGACTTCTATGGAACTTAATGCTTTGATAAGGAGAGATTTTGAAAATGTATTGAAAGACAAATTGACCGCTAAATTAGTAAAAGAAAATTCTGACGAAAACATTGAACAAATAGTTACAAGAGTTGATAGGTATATAGCAAACTATCCTTTAGTTCCGATTAACACAAAACCTGCGGGGATGATGAATTTCCAAGAGTTCGAACACGTTGTTGATGCACTACCAATTAAGGATGAATATAAGTTACCAGAAGTAGATACAAGTGATGTTGATATAGCTTACGAAGATGATAATGTACTTATCTTTGCTCCTGACCAAAAACATAAATGCATTAACATTCGTAAGAAATTTGCACCAGATAGAAGATGGTGTACGTCTTGGGAAGGGTCATCTAATTATTACTACAATTATAGATTAAGACAAAATTTAACACTTTACTATGTTATTAATAAAAACATGAAAGAAAGTGATGTGAATTACGCAGTAGTGATTTTGACTGACTATGATTACGGAAATAAAGTAAGATTCAGATTGGCAGATGGAACAAACTCAGGAAGATATGCTGGGTCAACAGTAATACCTTGGAGTGAAGTGACGGATAAAGTACCTAATTTAAGAGGAAAAGAGCAGTACTTCAAACCAAACCCGTATTCATCAGAACAACAACAGATGATGATGACTTTTGAACGAAAAAACATAGAGTCAGACGCCATTAAAGAATTAGGTTCAGAAGAAAATGCGGAATTATGGTTAGAACTAAGAAGTCCCGATTTGACTACAACTAGAAATGGTGAAGAAATTTATAGGAATTTCACACCATATTTAAGACACAAATATATAGGTTTAGACGGTAAACTTAACGGTCAAATGTTAAGTGATTCTGATGAAGAAAGTAAAGGATATTACCTTTCTAAGAAAAGAAAGGCATTATTATTGACACCTATCGAAAAATTAAGTGAGGCGGATGTGAGTTTAATTATGAGTAGAGAAATGGCACCTTACCATAATTCACTCATGAAGAAATATACAGAACAAATCGTTAAAAAAGATTTGGATATGGATTATCTACCAATTACTTTCCCAAATGATGCACACGCAAAATATGCAATGATGTTTGGTTTAGATAGCTTGTTTGAAATATTACCAGAAGAAACCCGATTTATAAATTTAGAAAACAAATCAGAAAAACTACAACCTTTTGATATACCGTCTAATATTTCAAGATTTAAAGGATTGAACACATTGGTTGCCGATAATCTAATTAAAAGTTTACCGGAGTCTATTGGAGAATGTAGAATGTTAAGTTTTGTGAATTTAACAGATAATAAAGAATTAACTACGTTACCAAAGTCAATATCTAAATTATATTGCTTAACTTTCCTATCGGTATTAGGTTCTAGTGTGGACGTTGAGAACTTACCAAAAGAATTGTACAAATATATGACACCTACAGAAGATTTCTTTATTGTTGATTTTCCAGAGGAGTTGAGAGTTAGAAATGGTTGTGAATCTTAAAATTTAAAAAAAATGAAAAACGTAGATTTAGAAATTTACATTACAAACCTTATTAATTTTTTTGAAAATAACCCAAACGATTTGATGAGTTTGATTGGTGATTTACAAAAACAAGAATTTTATGAAAAGTTAAGAGAAAGATCTGAAAAGAATTATAGTAATGGTGATGATTTTATTTTAACAAGAAATCAAATAGTTGAAATTGTTGTTGAATTAAAAATTCCTGAGATAAAAAAGGAAAAAAAGTCTGAAATTGATAGAATAATACAAAAAACAAAATTTGGAGAAATATTTTTAAATTAAGTTTGGAATATTGAAAAAAAACACTATCTTTGTATTCTAATCTTAAAACATAAAACGTATGATTCACACACCAGAACTTATCAAATCCGTAGCTCCTTCTGTGTTTGCAACTAGTCCATCTCCTAAGATGACTAACAAATACACATTCGTACCAACAGACCAAGTTTTAGAATTCTTCGATCGTGAGGGATGGCAAGTATCTTCTGTTAAACAAACAGGACGTGGGATTCACTCACTTCACGAAATCAAATTCAGAAATGGTGAATTACCAAAAGTTGGTGACACTGTTGTTGAGGCAATTATACGAAACTCACACAATGGTTCAGCGGCGTTTTCATTGAGCGCAGGATTGTTCAGATTAGTTTGTTCAAATGGTTTGACTGTACCAACGTCAGTTGCTGACAGATTTACTATGAGACACAATCACTTTACATTTGATGAGGTAAAAGGCTTGGCAGAGTCCTTTTCAAAGAAACTACCAATGATTGAACAATCTGTTGGTCGAATGATGTCAAGAGAAATGTCAGACGATGAAAAAATACGATTTGTACAACAATCCGCTAAAATCAGATTCAATACAGAAAAAACATTCAATGACATGGAAGTACTTGGATTGTTACAACCAAACAGAGTTGAGGATGAAGGAAACTCTTTGTGGCAAGTATTTAACACCGTACAAGAAAAGTTTATTCGTGGAGGCGTAAGTGTTAACAACACACGAGGTAAAAATGTAAAGATGAGAAAAATTGATAACATCATCGCACAAAATACAATCAACACTAAACTTTGGGAATTAGCAGAAACTGTAATGTAAAAAAACGGGGGAGTAATATCCCCCTTTATTGTTATGTCAACACTTTTTAAAATAGATAGAGAATTCAAAAACTCACTTACTCAAAAATACGGAAAAGTTTTTTGTGAGTTGAAAGTATCAAGTTATATCCCAATTACTCCGGATTTGTTATTTACAAAAAATTACAATGTAGAATACTTAGATAGCGTGGAGATAAGTGGATCTTTTGTTCATTTAGAAGGTATATTTAAACATAAATCAAATATTTATTTGTACTTGTCCAAAGCGAATACTATGGAAGCAACATTTCAGTTAAAAGTTTATTATGAAATTGAAAATTTGGATGAGGTAGAATTCTTAATTAAGAATTTAATAAAAATGAAATAAAACTATTAATTTTAATATAAAATAAACTACTATTTATTATGAAAACATTTCGTCAAGAACTTACTAGTTGGTTAGAATCTAAAACTGATGTAGACTTTGAGAATAATATTAATGGGTTTATTCTTGAATTAAAAAACAAATTAGTTGATTTAGAAAGTACAGAAAAACACACAATCAATAGGGCTTACGATGTTGGATATTACGATAGAGAACGAAATAATGGAAAGAAATCAAACTATTACGAAAATACTTATAAAATGGATGATAGAATAAAAGAGTTAATAAAAACAAATTATGGAAATCAATAGTGTAGAATTACAAAAAAAAATAAATGACGGTAAACAAGTTATGGTTGAGTTTTGGGCTGAATGGTGTGGACCATGTAAAATGATGAAACCAAAATTTGAAAAGGTTGCCAACGAGAATAAATCTGAGGTTGAAATGTATACAATGAATGTTGACATGAATAAAGAAATTGCTATGTCAATGGGTATAAGAAGCATCCCAACAATTAAGGTTTTCAATAATAGAGAAATTGTCGATACTAGAGTTGGAGTTTTGTCAGAAGCCCAAATAAACGATATGTTAAAAGAATTGATAAATGGATAAGATTGTTGTTTTATTTACTATGAAAACCTGTCCTTATTGTCAGGACTTAAAGGAAATGTTAGTTAATGAAAATATAGAGTTTTTTGAAAGAGATATTCATGAGCATGAACAAGAGTATCAAATTTTTTCTGAGATAACTGGCAATGAATATGTACCCGCTTTTATGACAATTGAAAATCCTGAGAGCGAGTCTCCTGAAACACAATTATATGCCCCTGAAAGAGATTTTGACGAGCTAGAAGAGGGTGTAAGTATAATAAAAGAATTTTTTGACAACACAAAAAACCCCATTTAAAAATGGGGTTTTATTTTAAATAATGATTACGTGTTTTAATAAATCTTGAACTAAATAAGGTTTTATTTTATCTTGATGTATTATATCATCAATTAAATTATAATCATGTATTTTTTTACTAAAAGACTCTAAATCAAAATCAAAAACATCTAATATCAAAGATAGTATCTTTTCCTTCACAATTCTTGAGTTACAATTAATATCAATCATAAATTCGTCTTCTTCATTTTTTTCTGTACTATATGTAAAAGAAACATTATCTACACCCAAAAGAGAATACATATGATTAAAAATATAATGTGAGTAATAGTACTTCAATCGATTATATTCTAAACTATAACCGTAAGGAAACTCAGAGGATATTGATACGTCTAAATTATTATTAGTTACATCCTTATAAATATTTTTAGATATTTCAAACTGAACATTATCGTCATTTTTTAATGATTTATTATAATCAATAATATCTATAATATTCATGTAAGATATTTCAGATAATTCTATTTCCTCTTTAAATTTTTCACAGAATTCAAACTTAATTACTTGAGTATCCAAAATTTCTTTACTCGTTGTGATTCCCCTTATTACAAAAAACTTCTCAAAATCTGTAACTTGGATAATTGATTTTTCTTTCTTATCAATTTTTGATAAAATAAAATCGGCAAATAGGTTTACAACACCTCTTCTTGAATTTTTATCTAATTTTCTCATATATCAATTTTTTATAATGAATATGATTTTTAATTTGATAAATAAATAGTTAATGTGTGTGTTGTTAAATATTGTCTCTGAAACCGTCATTAACATATTCTCTAACTTTTTCGTAGTCAGGATAATCAGGGATTCTAAAATTAATTTTTTCATAAACACCCCTATCCATTAATTCCTTTAAAACCCCCTCATAACTACCCCAGTATTCTAAAACATCATAGTATGATGGAATTTTGGTTTCAGAAAGAAATTCCCTAACAACATTTTTAAAATCTCTAATTCTTATATAGGTGTGGTATTTTACCTTGTCACCAACCTTAACCTGACGTTCATCAAAGTTTGATGAAAAAAATTCACTTAAACCATCCATAACTAAATCATATAATTCATCCCCAAAAGCGGAATTATATGAGTTATAATGAATACCCCTTAATTCGTATTTCAAATCATTTAGTTCATCATTAAGTAATTCGTTCATAGCTTCTTTATCTTTTATTAAACTATAAACATCCTCACTTGTTATTTGAAAAAATCCTTCCCTTGCCTGAACTTCAGCTAATTCGTGAAAGAAATCAGAACTATAGTCCTCCGAGTTTAAATCTTGATTGCCAATTGCCCTTAAGATGTATTCAGCTAACCTAACGGTATTTGACTCATCCAAGTCCTCAATTACATCTTCATAGATGTCGTAAGTAGTATCATCAAACCAGTCAAACCAATCATCACTTAATACTCGTCTTGCAACATCACGAGCACTTGTGCCACGGGTGCTATCATAAAATAATACATCTAAATCTTCCCTACTACTCAAATACATCCAGTAGTCATTACCACTTTTTGTCACATCTGTTAAAATATTATCACAAATATATTGATAGGATTCCTCTGGTTTGTTCTCTGTCCACCAAAGAAGATATAGGTTTCTAAATTCATCAGGTAAATCTTTATAGACAACATTTTCTAAAAACCCGTTTTTACCCAAATAATCAAATAATTCTTCATCAAGTTCTTCAATTGGAATATAACCGATATCAATTTGAGATTCTCTACCTTTTGATTTTACTACTTTAAGAAAGTTCTGAACTGTATTAAAAACTGGTTTTATTCGTTCCTTAAATCTGTCTTGGTGAAACCATTCTATAAAATTATTAATAGTCATACTAATAAATATAAAAAAAGGTGGAAAATTCCACCTTTAATTTTTCTTTGGCCAAAGGAAATTATTTTTTATTATAATATTTCTCAACAATTTTTTTAACAGATTCTTGAACAGATTGGTTCTTAACCGTCTCTTGTTGAGGTCTAGGTACCTGTTGAGGGGCGCTAGCCTGTTGATTTCCTTTATTTTTACAACCACAACCCATAGTATTTGTTTTTTGTAGTTTATTTATTTATATAAATATCACAATAGAATTATATTTGTAAATCATTTGATATTTATTTATTAGTATGAGAAAATTAGTAGTTTCTGAAGACCAGTTTAAAAGATTGGTAAACAATATTATTAAAGAAGAAGAGGGTGTGGATGAAGTTTATATTACGCCTGATGAATATTATGCACTTTTGAAACAGGTTGGTAACATGGCACATGCTATACCACAATTACCTAAATTCAGAGGAAAAAAATTAATCATAAAAGGTAATTTAGATTTAAGTGGAAATAAAAAAATTATTAGTTTAGGAGATGTAAAAGTTGATGGTAATGTTAATGTTCAAGGAACAAGTATTAGAGATATTAAAAATTTAAATTATACGGGAAGATTTACATATTGGAACACACCTTTACATCAAAAAGAATTACAAATCAGACAACAAAAAAGAATTGCGGAAAACGAACAAAGAAGAGAAGACAAAGAATGGGATTTAAGTAATACAGATGAGGAAGGTGAAATGGCAAATGCGGCATTTGATTACGCGGTTGGACTAGGGTTATTAAAAGCGAGAACAGAAGAAGAGGAAGAAGAATATCAAGAGTTAGAAAGAAGAATGGAAGAAATCAAAGATAGAATGGAAGCAGAAGAGGATGAGGAATTATATGATGAAATGAGTAGTGAATATGACGAACTCGAAGAAAGACTTGATGAGTTGAAAAACACTACAGACGTTTATGATTTATATCCTGAAGGTAATCACTATTACTTACATAGATTCATGTCTTTGAGTGAAGGATTTGAAATTGCCGTTGGAACAGAATACCAAGCCGATAAATCAATGAGAGACTATTTTCAAGAATGGGTTGATAGTCCTGAGCATTATATAAATAGAGATACCGCATCAAACCATATAGATGGTGATACTGTTGCTGACGAGTTTGAATATGTAATAAGAGAATGGTATGAGGAAGATCCGAGTAACTATAATGTCACAAGAAATTTAAGTTCAAACCAAGAAGAAGAAATATGGTTACTTGAAATGGAAAAGTGGGTATATGAAAATGAAGGAGTGAGAGCCCCAATTTCTGAAGCAACAAGAGAGGAAGGTGATGTATTTGATTTTGAAGACGTAGAAGGTAATAGGTTTCAGTATAGAAATACTAGTACTGGCTCACATAGAGGTAATTGGGTTTTATATAAAAATGGGCAAGTAGTATCACCACACCAAATATATGAGGATGAGGACACCCAAGAACACGAAGATGACCGTGAAAGTAGAATAAGTGATATTGAATACGAAATAGAAAGTATCAAAAATGATCCAGATGGTGAGTATAATGAAGATGAAATTGAAGAATTAATTGAGGATAGACTTAATGATATAAGAAGAAACCCAACGGACTTTTTAGATGAGTTGGGATTAGATTATTTTGAATATATGGATAAAGATTCTTTATTAGAAGATTTGATAAATAGTGACGATTATGGAAATGCTCTTAATGGGTATGATGGTTCGTATGATGAAATAAGAGTTAATGATAATTATTACATTGTAATGAGGATTGATTAATCTTTACAGAAAAAAACAAATTGGTTATTATTATGTCAAATGGCAAGAAAAAAGAAAATAGAATTTTTGATGAACACCGATTGGATGTTCGAAAAACCAATTGACAGAGAACACAAGGAATACAAGTTACTTTCATACTTCCAAAAGATGGGAGATAAGTTAGACAAAATGGAATTATATCCTGGTTTCATTGAATTATCGTTACATTTGGCAAACGTCCAAACTCTAATCAAAGATAAAAAAATTATATATACCGATAAGAAGTTCTCATCTGTAGATGATGAATTACTCGTTAAAGATTTAAAAATCAGAGACGTTCCCGAAATGACAAATGATGAATATCAAGAATTTGCAAAAATCCTAACATATTCAGCACCAAGAATGTACGAGTATTTCAATATCGCTAAGTCAGTATGGACAATCGTTTATGATAGTGTAACTATGAAGCCAAACAAAAGAGCAAAAGAAGTTTTATCTGACATTGGATACTTCTTTTTTAATACCAAAAATAATGAAGTTTGTTATGTTTGGGAATTTTTAGTAAAACCAGCAACCAAAAACTCACCTGAAAGTAAAACACTTGTCAATTTAATATATTCTGGTGAAAAAAATGCAACAATCACTAAAATTATAAATCAAAATTCTAATTGGAATAAAGGTAAAAAAAGTTTACCAGTGTTTGAAATGGTTAGTAAAGGGGAATTCCCAATAGACGAAACACTCCTTCCTATTTTCAAAAGAAAATTAATTTCTTATATTAATTTCAGAAAACAAATAGAACTCAAAAACGAACAAATAGTTTCTTAAATATGGAAAATAAAGAACAAGTTAACCACCCTAGTCATTATGGTGGAGAAACAAACCCATACGAGGCGATAAAAGTAATAGATGCTTGGAATCTTGGGTTTTCATTGGGAAATACGGTAAAGTATATTTCAAGAGCCGGGAAAAAAGAAAAAGATAAAGAATTACAAGACCTTAAAAAGGCGTTGTGGTATTTAGAACATCACATTAATAATTTAAAAAATAATATATGAGAATTGTAGTAACGGGAGGTTTAGGATTTATAGGTTCTGCGTTTATAAATCACGTAATTGATAATTATGGGTGTGAGGTGCTTTGTGTTGATAAACTTACATATGCTGGAAATCGAAAAAATTTGAAGTATAATGTACCATTTTTACATAAAGACATTTGCGATGTCACGGAAGATGAGTTAGGTGAATATGATTATATTGTTCATTTTGCAGCAGAGTCTCATGTAGACAACTCAATCAAAAATGGATTACCTTTTATAAAATCAAATGTAGAAGGAACTTTTAATTTACTTGAAATATCAAGAAAAAATAAAAATCTTAAAAAATTCATACATATATCTACCGATGAGGTATACGGTGATATGGACGAACATTTCTCAATGAACCACACCGCCGATGAAAATGAAAAAATAAAAACAAGTTCTTATTACTCAGCAACTAAAGCATCCTCTGATTTATTAGTTTTGTCTGCAAATAGAACATACGGTTTACCCTATTTAATTACGAGAACTTGTAATAATTTCGGAGAACATCAGTACGAAGAAAAATTTTTACCAAAAATCGCTAAGTCTATTCAAAATGATGTTGAAATACCTGTGTATGGTGATGGTAAACAAATTAGAGAATGGATGTACGTGTATGATAATGTTAAAGTCATCTGTGATTTAATGTTCGATGATAATGTTAAAAACACAATATATAACATTGGAACCGGATTTAGAGTCTCAAACATTGACATTGTAAAAAAGATTTCAAATCTTTTAGAAAAAGAAGTTAAAATTAAACACGTTGAAGATAGATTAGGTCATGACGTTAGATATGGTTTAAATTCTTCTAAAATGAGAACATACTACATGGAAAAAGAAGATGGGTTACCAAAATTTTTAAACCTATATGAGTTTTTGGAAAAACAATATTCAAAAGAAAAAGAACAACAACATTAAAACAAATGAACACACCAATAAAATATTTTGGAGGGAAAGGAACTATGTTTAATAATATAATAAAACATTTCCCTGAAGAAGGGACATATAACACATATGTTGAACCTTTTGGTGGTTCATTTTCAGTTGGTTTAAAAAAACCTGAAACAGAAATTGAAATATATAATGACTTGGAGCAAAACGTTTATTCATTATATAAAGTATTATCCGATAAGGATTTGTTTGAGGAATTCAAAATGAAATGTGACTTGGTTCATTTTTCTGAAGATTTAAGAAAAGAATATAAAGAAAAATTAAAACAAGAACTTTCAGTTTTAGATAGGGCGTTTTATTTTTTCTACGTTAATAGAACATCAAGAAATGGTATAGGTGGGATTACTTTGAATATGGTTATTAGAAGAAAAATGAGTAAATCCACATCAGATTTTCTTTCTGCAATTGACAGGTTACCAGAGTTACACCAAAGGTTGTCAAAAGTCATTATGTTAAATAGGGATGGTATTGGTTTGATTGAAAAATACGATAATGAAAATGTATTTTTTTATTGTGACCCACCATACGTCCATTCAACAAGAACCGATACAAGATATAATGTTGATATGGAAACAGAACAACACGAAAAATTTTTGGATGTTGTAATAAAATCAAAAGCAAAAATACTAATAAGTGGGTACGACTGTGAGTTGTACGATAGGTTAACAGATAATGGATTCACCAAAGTTCAATTTGAAGTTAAAACTGTTGATGGTGCGTTTAAAAAGAAAACAAAGGTTGAAACTTTGTGGAAAAATTATTAAAATTATAAAATGATAGAGACAGGAAAAATATTAAATGGGGATTGCGTGGAGGTTATGTCAAAACTTCCT